AAAATGAGAACATTTACTTTACAAATGGTAAGATGATGTGGATACTTTACTTCAAAGGGTTTGACTATTGGGGTAAATCACCTAAATTATCCATTGAAGATAGTATGAAAATTGGTAACGCCATGAGAGAAATTGGTTATGGAGATTCAGATGTTGATGAATATAGAGAAGAGTTAAGGTTTGAAGATATAGAGGAGATGTACTCGAATAATGTACCCACACTATTATAAAAAACCAAAACCTGAAACCATCAAAAAGTGGATTGGTGTGAATAGGAATAAATTTTCAGTTGAAATATTCGAATTAGAAAGAATCATCAATAGTGGAACTGCCGATGATTTTACAAAATCAATGTATGAAGCCGTGACAAGTGGTAGGAAAATAACACCAAAGATGCACCATCATATCAAAAAGATTATACAAGATAATTCAGTAAGTGGTATAGAAAAGAAGAAGTTATGGTTGGATAGAAACTTACCAAAGTTGGATAAATTAGAAGAGATGATAAGGTTTTGTGAAGGTGGTAGGATTAATGTTGGGTTTGGTTATAAATTAAATGTTATGTTATCAATGAAAGAATCAGCCAAGAAATGGGGTGGTTTGACTAAGAAACAATTAATCTATATGAACAAACTTCACGAACATTATAAACCTTGGTATGATAAAAAAATTAAAAAAAATGAAAAAAACACTTGACTTTATCAAATATTCTTTGTATATTATGGTATGATAAAAGGGGATAACATGAAGAACTTAGTAATAAACGCGTTTGGTGATTTAGTTGAGAGAACTGACTATGGTAATCACAAGAATCAGTTAAATCTATTTGACAACTTGAATGAGGTTGTCGAGGAGAATATCACAGCAGATGATATTTTAGATTTTTTATTCAATAGAAAAAAAAGGAGTTAATATGATGTATTCAGAGTGTTGTGGAGAAATGGTCTATGATGACTACGATATATGTTCAGAGTGTTTAGAACATTGTGATGTCTACGAAGACGATGATGACGAGGATGAGATGATGGAAAAGTTACTTGAGATGAATCCAAAATTTAGACCAAAAAAAGATTAAAAAAAAACTTGACTTTTACAAAATTTATTCGTAATATCTAATAAGAAATAAAGGAAAACAAAATGAGAAAAATACATAAGTTCAAAAATTCAAAACCTGTCTTCGTAGTCGAAAAGGGAATTAAATACCAAGTTATGGACTTGGGTGGTCATAAGATGAAAGTAAGGGTTAAGAGTGACGAAGAGAAGAAGAGAGATGGTGAATTATTTAGTAATTACAAAAAAAAGTAAAAAAAGTACTTGACTTTGTCAAATATTCTTCGTATATTCTTATATGATTAAAGAGATAAAAAAAGGAAATAAAATGAAACAAGATTTTGGAAAAAACATCGAAAGATTAATTGAGAACATTAAAGTTGATTACGCTAAATTTATGACTTCTCCTGACATGGTTGAGAGATTCAACGAAGGAGTTAAGGTATCTTTTGGTAGGAAATACACTAAAGTTATGAATGGTTCTTCTGTTTGGGGTTTCATCGCTAATGGTGATGGAGTTTTAAAGGGAATACCTTACAAGAAAGGTGATGTATTTAAAGCAGCTTCTTGGAGAGGACCCGCCAAACATCAGAGAGGTTCTATTTTCGATAGTGGAACTAATTGGTTCGCATGGACAGGACCGAGGTACTTATAATGAATAAGATTAAAAACTATTTACTATTTTGGTCATTGATGAGTCTGTTTGGATTGTGGTACATGGATATCACACCAACAGAAGCTTGGTACTTATTGGACACTTTACCTAACTACATTAAATATGAGGTTTTATAATGGAAAAAAAAGAAATATTAGATTACTTAGAAAGTATTGATTCAGAATTAACAGACGCTTACAATACAGCACATGAAGACCCAATCAATAGTGATTCTATGTACTACATAGATTCAGCAAAAGATTTGATGGGTGAATTAATCCATAGGATTGAAAACAATGTTACTATCTCCGATAAGGAAAAACATGATTTTAATGAAGCCATGAATGGTGGAGATGGTGAAGGTAGATTAAAAGGAAAAAATTAATAGCATTAAAAATATTGTTTTGAAAAATTAAGACAATATATATATACGAGTCGATTAAGATGTTAAGTCATCACTGTTAGGGGATAGGAATTAAAGAATTCACTTATCTCGTTAAATCGAAGTATGGTTCCCTTTCTGGACTCGACTCGTAAGTTTTTTGAAAAATTGAAAATGGAAAGTAGAGAGACTAATTATCTCTCTATGGGATTGACCGAACAATGGGTGACTTTGAAGCCCATAAGGTAATCCGCTCTTAGACTCGTGGTGAGTTGGTATTCGGGTAAATGTTCAAAATACCTTGCGACAGCATTAAGAGAATGTACTTTCAGATAAAATTAAGAACGCGATTCTTAGACCTTGTTATGGGTAAGGGTAAAACCGAAATCCCATCTTGTGACCGAATAAACTAAACTCAGAGAGTTAAGGTAATGGCACAGAGGTTGTACTCACTTTGACGATGACTAACCATCATTGAGGAGAACCAAAGTAACTTTTGGGTGTTAGGTACAAGGTAGAAAAAATCTGAGTCTGAAAGTTGTAGGTATTCGCAAATCCTGCATCCCCAAATTTTCATTTTTGGAAAGTATCCTTACAGAATTAAAGCGATGAGAAGGGTGTGTTTGTATTCCCTAACTTTCCAATTTATATAAAGGTGGTGAGGTCTTGTTACATATACCAGATGATTTATCCGATTGTCAAATAAAACTCATCACCTTTTTTTTAGCAAGAAATAATTGATTTTTTTATCAAAGTGTTATATTTATATTTGTCAAAGGTTATGACCAATGACAATTAATAATTAACTAATTAAACATAAAACATAAGGAGAATATCGAATGGATATTAACGCAGTACGAAAGAGATTAGCTCAGTTACAAACGACTAATACTCGTACCACAAATCTGTGGAAACCTCAACCGGGTAAAACCCAAATCAGAATAGTACCTTACAAACTACAAAAAGAATCACCATTTATTGAGTTGTTTTTTCATTATGACTTAGGTGGAAAGTCTTATCTTTCACCAACTTCATTTGGAAGACCTGACCCAATCGAAGAGTTTGCTGACAAGTTAAAGTCAAGTGGTAATCGTGAGGATTGGAGACTTGGTAAGAAGTTAGAAGCAAAACTCAGAACATTCGCACCAGTAGTGGTTCGTGGAGAAGAAGCACAAGGTGTTAAGTTTTGGGGTTTTGGTAAAACTGTTTATCAAGAACTACTATCAATCATAGCAGATCCTGATTATGGTGATATCGCTGACCCATTAAATGGTCGTGATGTTGGAGTTGAGTTTTTAACCGCGGAAGAGACTGGAGCATCGTTTCCAAAAACAAACATTCGTGTTAAACCAAATCAAACACCAATCACAGAAGATAAAGCTCAACTTGAGAATATCTTGGACAACCAAAAAGACATCACCGAAGTTTATCAAGAATTATCTTATGATGAACTAAGTGAAGCTCTTAACACTTGGTTAAATCCTGAAAATGAGGAAGAGAGTTCAGAAGAAACTAAAGACGAATCAGTACCAGCATCTACACTTAAAACAGCAGTTAGTACAACTGAAAATGTAAGTGATGCTTTTGATGACCTTTTTAATTCTTAATAGATAGGAGAACTCAATGTCCTTAGCAGTCAAAGACGAGCTGGCACAGGCTCTTGCTGATAATCTTAATAAGAACTTCAAGAACAATCGTGTCGCTTACTTTTTAGATGGAAGTGATTCCACTCCTACCGACATCAAGGAGTTTATATCAACTGGTTCATCTATCTTAGACTTAGCTATTTCCAATAGACCAAATGGTGGAATCGCCGTTGGTCGTATAACCGAAATCAACGGATTGGAAAGTAGTGGTAAGTCTTTGATAGGAACTCACATATTAGCAGAAACTCAGAAGAAAGGTGGACTTGCAGTCTACATTGATACTGAGACTTCAGTTAGTCGTGAGTGGTTAGAAACAATTGGTATCGATGTACAAAACCTACTTTATCTTCATGTTGAAACCGTAGAGGATATTTTTGAGTGTATTGAAAATATAATCACAAAGGTTCGTGAAAGTGATAGAGATAGGTTAGTGACTATCTTGGTTGATAGTTTAGCAGCAGTTTCAACAAAAGTTGAGATGGAAGCTGACTATGACAAAGATGGATGGGCAACTTCTAAAGCCATTGTTATCTCAAAGGCTATGAGAAAGATTACCCAAATGGTAGGTAGAGAAAGAGTAGCTTTGGTATTTACAAACCAACTCAGACAAAAACTCGGAGTTATGTTTGGTG